CTGGACTGGGGCTGCTATAAGCAGGGACAGAGAAGTTACTAGGTCCATACCCAGCGGCCTGTAGTGTTGCATTCGCCGAGTCCATATCGGCTACTGGAATTGATGCTGAAAAATTACTCATTTAATCTGTTCCTTTATGGATTCTGTAGGGCCAAGAATTTAGATACTGTTAAGGCTCTTGGATCAGACCAAACAGCATTAACGATATTCTCAATGTCAATTGGGGTTAATGTAGAAACTCCTGCCACAGCCACACCATTCACATTGCTCGTGTAACCTGTCACAGTACCAAATGTCCCATGGTCAAGCACAGGATCTTTACGTGCTGCGGTGCCCGTTATTGTGGTACCATTGCCGATAGGATTACCTGTAGTGGTATGCTTCCTAGCATGATGGGCAGTACCAACAACATTAGCAGGATTACCAACTACTGCTCCAGAGGTAGGACGATAACCAACACTGTGCGAGTCGCCTGTTACAGTGCCATAGCCAGCATCAACATCCCCATAGGTATCGTGGATACCCGCTGGTGTGAAGTTATCAGCATCGCCCGTAACAGCGGCTAAGTTGCCAGACAAAGAGCCTGAGGATGGGTGTTCTCTATAACGATTAGCTGTACCAGTAATAGTTGTATCGAAACCAACAACTGCGCCTGTACTGGTCATGTGCCTAATGTTTGTAGCTGAGCCTGTTACTACAGACTCCCTACCAACAACGTTACCAGCAGTGGGGTGTACTTCAACTGTTGCATGGTGAGTAGCACTACCTGTGACATCTGCACCGGGGCCAATGACAGCACCACTGGTGCGGTGGTCAACGGATGTTCCACCCTGCACCAACTCAAAACAACCCGCGTCATAACCACTACCCTGAGGACGTTCTGTCCCATAGATGTCTGTTGGGTACGCAGTATCGACACCCGCATCGACCATTGCCGAGGACGGGTTCAACTTGAAGTCATAACTTCCAGTAGTGATGTTTACGAAGCCAGAGCCAGTCGTCGTGTCGTAGGGGACGACAGTGAAGCCCGCAGGAGGCGCTGCAACGTCGGTGAAGCAGTTGACGAACGTACGTGCGTTACTTCCACTTGATGTGGTTGCGCAGTTGAATATGGCGACGTTCTTGACTGTCGAAGTACCATACTGACCAGCAAGACCGGTACCAGATGGGGTAGCACCACCACGGATAAGTGTCGACGACTCTATCCATGAGCTACCACTCGTATCGACAATATCCCATGTCCCACCCTGTACCAGCAGCAGGAGGTTGTAGCCAAAGGAAAAGTCGCCATAAAGCTGCAGCGTACGCCTGCCAAGGGTGTAGATGATGCAGTCGGAGATTACGAACGGGTTTGCATTGGCGGCATCGACACCGACAGTTGTTGATTGTGTCGCGTATATCTGAAGCCTGTCGATCCTCGCGTTTGCTTCTGAAACAGTGATGACCGCACCGTAGCCATCCGGCTTTGAGATTTCCGCACCGTTACCCGGAATAAGGCGCAACGGCTCCCCGACCAGATCAGCAAAACTTTCACCGACTTGTGCGGTAAGGTGCTTGTAGCAGGATGCGTTGGTGGTAGAGCCACCAATTGCTATGGCGGTCTGGAAGTTCTGGTTGAGACACAGACCCTCCCAAACCTGATCAGCAGCAACAAGGTCAGCAGGCGCAGCATCTTCCCACGACTGAACCGTGGAGTAGTCGCCCCCTGTGCCAATGGTGTTCTGGATTACGGTAGCCATTATGCGAACACGTCCGGTTCTTCCAGCGGAGGTTTGGCGATCTGGAACGACATTAGTTCTTCATCACCACCACTGAATGTGGTCTGCGGGGCAGCGGATAATAGGTTGAACGCAAATGCGCGACGGCGCTTTGGTGATAGGTCATCTGGCCCGTTAGGAAGTTCAGGAGCAAGGTAGGACTGGGCGGCAGACATACTCGCTCCGGGGAAGTACATCACCTTCCAGTCGGAGTTAGCCAGTTCCTTCGCAGACCATCCCCAACCATCCTCGCCAATCGTTACAACGTCACCCCGCTTGAGGCACTGAAGGTCAAGTGCAGGATCATTTGGATTTACCTTATCCACTATCCTTATTAAAAGTTCTGACATTATACCACCCCATTAGGCCAACCTGTATATACTTGATGAATTTCATCCTGTGGGGTCCGGTGGGAATAAATACAATGTGCCATCGTATTGTCCTCAAGGGCAGTGATCTTATGGCAAACTTCTGCCTTGATCAACACCCAATTCTTCCCGTCCTTTGCTGTCTTGATTGCCGACTGCTTCACAGAACCGTCAGGGTTTAGAGACTCAATAAGAACGGAGCCCCGCACCACGTAGGTAGTGTGATCGAAGTTGTGGGTGTGTCCTTGGACTATATCCCCCTTCTTCTGCAGCGACATCTCACGAATGAAGATGTTTCCGCTGATGTACTCCATTATTGGCTCAGTGCGGTATAGGTCAGGTTCGAGCAGGAAACGGTATCACCAGCAGCAACTACAAGGCCATTGGACATGTTGATGTCTGAGCCGGATGCGGCGACTGCGCAACGAACAACAGCAATACTGGCTGAAGTCTGGAAGGTAGCAAAAGCCACAGTACCACCAGTGGCATTGGTATCAGATGTGATGGGGGCGGCTGTTGCCGTGCCATTAACTGATGCACCAAAGGCGTTGGGTGTGGTGAATGGTAGTGTGGCAATAGCCACACCAGGGGATGCTACAGAGCCGCCAGTGGGGTTGAAGACGAGCTTGCTGGACGAGCCAATCAGAGCAGTGACAGCATCGGTTGCTGCGTTGCGTGCATTGGTTGAATGAGTTACTGTTGCGGACATGAGGTTTCTCCTGTTGAGGGTTGTTCAGGCAGGATGTAACCTACCATATCGTATGTTTCTTGTTTACCAGTTTCCTTACGGGTAATGGTAATTGTAAATGTTACATCTGCGGGTGGACCGAGTACGTCTGACATATATCTCCTTAAGAGTATGGATAGGATGCGCGATCATCCCATATGTTACTGAAGCTGGCGTTACCATTAGCGTATGTAATGATACACCCTGTTGCGGAATCCATCTGCCTTATTCTCCAGATAGGATGGCTAGTATTCGCATTGAGACATGCCTCCCCTATGTAAGACAAGGTTGGAGAGACATCCTCAACGCGAATAGATAGTACATCAGATCTGGTTGAGCCACCAGAAAAATCTGTCATGTTAGCCCAAAGCAGCTTTTAGCTTATTGTACTTTTCATTGTACTCAGCTAGCTTAACGTCTAGGCTCTTTTCCCTAGCGTCAAGTTCTTGTTGTTTGCTACGTAGAGCAGCCTCTAGATCAGCATTGATAGAAGCAATGGCACGGTTGTGCTGAGTCTCTACCTCTGCTGCGTTTAGGGCTGCTTGAGCTTTATCATTAAGAGCCTTAGCCTGATCTTGTTTGGTCTTGGCTTTAGCTAGTTCTGTGTTTACCTTACCAACCAACTCAACTTCTTTGGACTGGTAGGTAGACTTGATGTTATGTTCGAGAGCTTGGTTAGACTTGATTAGTTTGTCAAGATCTGAAGCCTTACCTACAGTTTCGATAGCAGCATTGAGACGCTCCTGTTCATCACGTAGAGTCTTCAAAGCCTTGTCGTACTTAGAGGGGTTCTTAACTAGCTCTAGAAATTCAGATACAGAATTAAGATCCATTATCTAACTCCCTGTAGGATGGTAAGGGTAGTACTACCAGTACCAAGTGTATTATTAATTCGGATAGCACGAACAGGGAAGTTATAGAAACCATCCTTGTTAGCTGTTTGTGCTGTTAGTGTGCTATGTACAAATGGAACAGGACTGGGTACTGTATAAATATCATCAAACGTATGCTCGATGTCATAGGTAATAGTCCCATTAACCACACAACCAAGCCCCACATTAAAGGGAGCTTGTCGATAATCAAGTGGAATCCACGCCGATGTTCCTGTACCAGACTTCGTTACTACTGTTGGGCGCATATTTATTCCTTAAAAAAATAGGGGTAGATGCTTTTACACAACTACCCCTATTGGGTTACTTAGAGTTGTAGACCCTGTGGAGGAATCCAATACTCTACTTTAACAATTACTGGAGAGGTTAGTGTCGCACTAGCCTTGAGATAAACGAGTTTATCCGCAGTAAGCTGAACACCAACCTGAGTACCAGTAGCCGCACCAGAAGGAGAATAACCAGTTGAGTTTGGAGCAAACGCACTAATCAGATCAGCACCACCATTGGTATAACCAACAGAGATTGTCTGAGTAGCATTTGCACCATTACAAATAGTATACACACCAACAGGAACAGCGTACTTAGGTAGGCCGAAAGCCGCGAAGCCCGTGGCTCCGTCTGTGGCTGTGATAATGCCTACCTTGCTTAGCGTTTCCCGTGCTGGGGGTGACTGGACTGTAACACCTTGAGGACCAACAC